CAGACCAGGCCGCACGAATACTAGAACAAATTTTAACCACCTATACACAGAACACGTATGCAACAATAGAGTATCGGTCCGGAGCCGGTGGCGCAATCGGCGCCAATTATGTAGCAAAAAGTCGTGGGTCTGAGACTGTTTTGTTAGTTCATAGCCTGGCTGTGGTAGTAAACAGCTTACAGCCCGAGTCTGGCTACAGTTTGGCGGAATTTGAACCTGTTGCTACACTGGGCACAGTACAACTAGCCCTGATAACAAACCCAAAAAGTACTGTAAACACCATGTCGCGTTTACTGGCAACAACTGAACCTGTGTTCTTTGGTAGCAGTGGAAATGGTGCGGCCACACACATTGCTGGAGAGATATTTGGCGCCAACACTGGTGTTAACATGATTCATGTTCCTTACCGAGGAGAAGCCGCCGCACTAACTGACATACTTGGCAATAACATTAATCTGCTATTTACTGCGATCAGCGTAGCCAAAGATCAGCCAGTAACTGTACTAGCAGTCACTGGTACAAAACGTAGCAAAGACTTCCCCCAAGTACCTACTCTGAGTGAACGCGGGGTAAGAGGATTTGAAATTAGTCCAAATTGGTTAGTGTTACTGGCCAACCCAACTGCGGACCAACGCACACTAGCTGTGGTTAGAGCCGCACTAAGTCGGGCACTTCGGGAAGATCCGGAATTATTTCTTCGTGCAGGTGTTGACACAGATAGACATCAATTATATAATACGCAACAGTTTATGAACTCTGAACGACAGCGTGTACGCAAACTTTTAGAAAAAGGTAAATAAAAATACATTCAGTGGTTGACACAAAGAGATAAATAAACTACAATAGGACACATGATGCAAACATTATCCATACATTCGTTAAAACAGTTGCCCCAACTAGGCATGTCAGCCTATTGGTGTCTGTTTGCGAACGTAAGTAATGATCGCACACCAGAGATTAGTAAGGGTCCGGAGGACACCGTGTAATTATATAGTACACACAACTTCCAGGACCCTAGGCTTAAAACACCTAGGGTTTTTTGTTATGTAAGGATAAGATGAAGAAAATTGATTTGATGAAGAATTTTCGTTCAGTGAAGTGGACCACAGAGCATACTCTGTCAAAGGAACAGTTTCACAGGATGATTCAAGAAAAAACAGAACGTGCTGAACGTTTGCGAACACAGTCGCAAATTCAAGAACGTAAACAAATCTATACTTAAAGTATAGTAGTGTGGGGAAACGAGGTCCCTGGCGCACTCTAAACATGCCTAAACGGGCGGACAGGATACATGAAAGCTGTGGCGATAACACAGTCGGTAAGACTCCTGGGCAGGGTATCAACCCTGTCATATCCCCTAGCAATAGGGGGTATTCTAAAGCATATTAATGACTAGACAACCATCCCTGAAAGGTGGGGTCATCCGCGGATAGGTGACAATAGTATGCTTTATAATACACGGAGGGTTATCTGGGCTGGGCCCAGCGCGGTCTTGAAAACCGACGGAGTTAGGAATAGCTTGGAGTTCGATTCTACCATCCCTCCTCCAATTAAATTGAGCGTGGTGTTAGTTTGGCTAACTTAGCCCAAACAAAAAACTTAATAAGTTGAGCACCTAAGTCAATTTGCCACCAGCTTCTACTGAAATTCCAGTTTCTCGGATCGTCGTGGTGATTGGCATGCCAGTTTTCTCCACTTAAACATATAGTAGCCATTGAAACAGTATTGCTAGGACCTTTGAATCCATTGGCTCTATGATTGTAAATTTGAAATGTGTATAAGTCTAATCGATGTGCGCCTTGAGCCGCTATCCAGAATAATAGTAAACTGGGACTAATGATTAACAATAAAAGATACCAAGCAATAACAATGTTCCAGTAGTATTTAGAAAACCAACATTGGTCTGGGTCTTTAATTAAGTCTGAGTGATAACTAGGTTCAGCCATGTCATATGGACCAAGCATCACATGTAGCTTTGATTTATAAAATGGACTATGTGGATCTTCGGGCTGATCACTGAACCGATGATGCTTGCGATGTATACCACACCAAGCCAACGGAATACCGTCTAAGCAAATAACGTGAGTAAACAGGCCGATGACATTTAAAATTCTATTTGGTCTCCAACTGCGATGACTCCACGATCTATGTGCAAAAATAGATAACTGCGTGGCCGAAAATACTATAAAACACCAAATTGCAAACAATGACCAAGCGTCAAAGTGCGTAACTAACCAGCATATAAATGCTGTTGGTAAAAATATTGGTATAAGTTTTCTTTCTAAGAAGATTTGTGTTTTTAAATTAAATGTAATCATAATTTTTTCCAACCATCGTTGATTTTACCCCAACCAAGTTTTTGGAACATCCAGATACAGTAGTTGCCAAAATCAATTTGATACCATTTTTTACCTAGTTGCCAATCTCTAGGATTCTTACTATGGTTGTCATGCCATGGTTCGCCATCTAAGTATAAGTAGGCAAATATCGGTCGATTGTTTGTACTTTTGTTAACAGGATCTGCATGGCCGATGCTGTTAATTAGTCGCATCTTAAAGCTATAAGCACCGATGTAAGCAATCCAGAACGATAATAATGCGGGGCTGATACTAAACAACAGTATCCACCAGTATAGGTTTATATGCCAGTAGTATTCGGCAAAGAATTTGTGGTCAGGATCTTTAAACATATCGGTGATATAACTGTAGTCTGTTTGAAATGCTGGCCAGAATACAATTTTCCATCGACTCATATAATATGGACTATGTGGATCTTCGGGAGTATCTTCAAGTCGATGATGTTTACGATGCACAGCGACCCATGCCATTGCACTACCAGTAAACCCAATGGTATGTACCAAAAGTCCGTAAAGATGTAACCATCTAACAGTTGGTCTCCAACTGCGATGACTCCATGCCCTATGTGCAAACAAGCTGATATGTAGCCCGCCTAATACGCTGGCTATGTACAAGGCCAGCCAGGATTCAAAATTAAAATGGGTAGCACACCAATAACAAGCATACAAAGGAAATAAAACCGATCCTAGTAGTATGTTTATTTTTTGAAACCACGGGCTTCTTGTATTGAGTTTCATATTCTTGCCTTTGCTATTTTTAATTTAACGCATAACCAAATTGCCCATGCGCCAAGATCTATCTCGTACCAACGACGCCCAAAACGCCAATTCTTTGGATCTTCGTGATGGTTGGCATGCCATGGCTCACCGTGGAGATATACATAGGCCAGTAGTGGACTGTTGGTATGTGTTTTTAGTACGTAGTCGCTGTGTCCGATAACATTGATTAATCTAGTTTTAAATCCGTGGAATCCTAATACAGCAACCCAACCTAACGCCAAACTAGGCGATAACAGGCATAAAAATAAAAGCCAGGTCAAGTTTATATGCCAGTAGTATTTACGAAAAAATAAGTGGTCTTTGTTGTTTTCAAGATCTTTTGCAAACGAAAGATTAACGTTAAATTTTGAAAACGATCCAAACAGTATACGCCAGCGGCTCATATAATATGGGCTATGTGGATCTTGTTCTGTGTCGCTTTTGTAGTGGTGTTGGCGATGTGTAGCCACCCAACCAATTGAGTTGCTCGACAGACCTAACGTAAAAACAAGCAAGCCCCATTGGTTTAACAATCTAGATGGCCACCAGGATAGGTGTGTCCATGCTCTGTGTGCAAACATAGTTACATGGAGACCTAAAAAGAAATTTGCGGCCCAAAACAGCAAAAGTGCAGTACTGTTAAAGTTTTGCGCGATCCAATAAATTGAGTAGATTGGCAAAACGATTGTAGCCGCTTTAAAGAATTTGATATCAAACGCAAGTCTGTTAAAGCGCATAACTCTATTTATTGTTAAAAGTTTTTTTGAATTTAAATGGCAACGTAGCTCCAATGGTAGAGCAGAGGACTGAAAATTCTTGTGTTACTGGTTCGAGTCCAGTCGTTGCTACCAAACAATGCCCCGGTGACGGAATTGGAATACGTGTCTCTCTCAAAAGGAGAATTCTGAGGGTTCGAACCCCTCCTGGGGCACCATTGCAAACAAAAGTAGTACATTTTGAAGGTTGCACAATAAAGGCGTCTTTGCTATACTAGAGGCAAGTTAAGCAATTGACTAGACAGGTGTAGCACAAAAACAACAGTTGAAAATAACAGTTGTCCAGAAATGGTAAAGGTGCTATACTAGAGTTAAGTTAAGTAATTAACAAGGCGATCCTCGAATGCAAGGACCCACGCAGAAATGCAAAAAGGGTCGTAGCCAAGGGATACGAAGCGAGTTTGGAGACTCGGCCGAATGTTCTTTAAAAAGTTGATGTTCATGTAGTTCTTGGTCTTAGACTAAGACACTATATGCAAACGCATTGGGTTACCAACCCCGGTAGGTACCCGGAAGAGACTAATCTGTGGCCGCACAGACTCTTGCCGGACGTACACGAAAGCAGACCCGCAAGGGCGAAGCACGCCGGACAAGTTGTCCCGTAATGTGGTTGAGATCTTATCGGCAGACGGTGCCGTGAGAAGCCAGATGAAGTTCTGGATTGATCGCAATCATCCCAATGTATTTGCATATAGTTTTATGGTCCTATCGATTAGGGGTAAAGTCATCGCCCTGTCACGGCGAAGTCACGGGTTCGATTCCCGTTGGGACCGCCATTTTGCTGGGTTCGTCTATCGGTTAGGACACAAGCCTTTCACGTTTGTAAGACGGGTTCGATTCCCGTACCCAGTACCATTTTTTAGAGGAGGGTTGCATCCGTGCTCGCCCTTAAACGACACAAGCGTCCTGTAGCCGGCATTTTGGTAAAATTTATTTGTTGACATACAAAGAATTTTACTGTATAATTTGAGAATTGGGGGCATAGCCTCTTTAGAATAAGCACCGCGAGGTGCCCAAAGCACAAGCGTCCTACACGCCTGCGCCAGCAATGGTTCATCTATGCAAGCCTGCTCACTATCGCAAGGTAGCGTTCACTTATAAGACGGGTGGATGTAACTGCGAAGCAAGTGTTAGGGAAAGAATGTGCGTCGACTGGCCCGCAAGGGAACCAGGGTGCATGAAAAGTAACAGGTGGTGCTGACTTCCTAACAAAACCAACTTGTCAACAGGTATGAGAAAGGGTAGTGTATTGGTTCGAGGGTTTGCACCCAAGGGCTCGTATGCAATGTTAATGGTTAGTGGACTGTAGCAATGCAGGACACAGATCGTGAAGCATTACTGAGTAGTTCGCAAGACAAAAGGTATGTGGTGAGTTGTATTATGTAGTCCAAAAGATTATGTAGCAACAGAGGTAGCTCATCACGGTAGGTTGATAAAGTTCAATGGTTGAACGCTAGCCTTTTAAGCTGGATGCAGTCGGGTTCAAATCCCAACTATCATTACAAAAACGCAAAGACTGCCTCGGTCATATGTGAAAAGCATCTAATACTTGAGCCGCAAGGTAATCAAGTCAGACGTAGCTCGCAAGGTGAAATCTGTTTATGCTGGAAGTTTCGTAAGGTGTTAGCGCACTTGAATGGCTCGCAAGGTCAACGGGATAGATAGCGTAGAATAGCATGTGACGACAAGCCTACTGCCTGGCTTTAAAAACGGCGATGCTGATAGCAGACTAGGATACCGCAAGGGTCTTAGTGGATGTCTAGAGAAGCTGTGCTCGCAAGGTGCAGTATAATGCTAGAGGTGTTATCAGCTTAAGGTGTAATCTCAACCTTAGGCACTATTATAAAACACATTTTGCCTTGGATGCGTGACTATTAGTTGGATGCGTAAGGCTTATTAAAGTGTGTTTCATAATAGTTTATGCAACGGTGGCAGAGAGGCCCAATGCAACGGATTGCAAATCCGTAAAGCCGCTGGTTCAAATCCAGCCCGTTGCTCCATTTTCGGAGGCTGTTCCCTACGGCGGACTGTAAATCCGTTGCCATAATATTGTAGGGTGGCTGGCAGTTAGGTTCAATTCCTTCAGTCTCCACCAGTTTTATTCGGAGTGTAGCGCAGTCTGGTAGCGCATCTGGTTTGGGACCAGAGGGTCCAAGGTTCGAATCCTTGTACTCCGACCAAGTTTGCGACAGTGGATGGGTAGGCGCCCTGTGCGCCGCATTCTAGATTCCCGCAAAGGTTCAACTCCTTTGGTCGCAATTCAGTTTTGTAAGTGTCAGCAAGTACAGTCACGCTATCTAGGTAAGTTCGAACTACCAAAATAGTAAAAGGGGACGGGTTCAACTCCCGGGGGATCGGAAGATCCTTGCAGATTGGTTGCTAACTGGACAGGTGCCCAAGTGATATCCATCGTGTACGAGGTCAGGCTAGGCGGCCGGTAGGTCCTGAATAAATCTACGATAAAAGTGACGTAGGCTTACAAATTCAACAACGGAATGGTCCCATAATGGTATTGGAGCGGATTGCTAATCCGTCGGTTTGCGAAAGCAGGCTTCTGAGTTCGAGTCTCAGTCATTCCACCAATAAATAAGTTTCATGGGGGTGTAGCTCAATTGGGAGAGCGACTGGTTTGCAACCAGTAGGTCGCGGGTTCGATCCCTGTCACCTCCACCATTTCAGAGTACAGGCTCTTCATAAATCCTGTCTTTGTGTGATACCGAGCAATGCTCCTGCTTGTATAAGCATCGGTATATAAATTATCGCGGGATAGAGTAACGGTAATTCGTGAGTCTCATAAGCTCAAGATCTTGGTTCGATTCCAGGTCCCGCAACCACACAATTCCAGAGTAGCACAGCGGTAGTGCAGTTGACTGTTAATCAATTGGTCGTAGGTTCGATCCCTGCCTCTGGAGCCAAACACCGCGCCCGTAGTATAATGGATAATACACTAGGCTACGAACTTAGGAATAGAGGTTCGATTCCTTTCGGGCGCACCAATCAACAGGAGAGCATTATGCCTTGGATTCAAAACGTTGCACTTAGCGACATTAAAAAAGGGTTACATATTAACCCAGGACCTAATGCCATGCTGATTCAGATTGTTGATCCGGCTATGGAATTCCCTAAGCCTTTGCCAGCGTACAACTTTAAACAAGTACATCAATTTGAATTTCTTGACCTTGAGCAGGATGACCTGTGGGGAGAAGAATTTAAAATCACAGACGAACAAGCTCAACAGCTCGTGACGCTGTTGAAGACTGCACTTGACAATCGTATGAATGTTGTGGTCCACTGTGTTGCTGGTGTATGCCGTAGTGGCGCAGTTTGTGAAGTTGGCGTTATGATGGGTTTCGATGATACCGAAGCATTTCGTAGCCCCAACTTGATGGTCAAGCACAAAATGATGCGAGTCTTAGGTTGGACCTATGACGAGAACGAGCCCCATACTATGAATGGGGTTCCGTTCAGCTACGATGAATTGAATAACAAGCAAGTGTGGGAAAAGACCGAAGCAGGTCTATTTGTCCCACCAACCAGAGAAGGAGACATCTAATGTCGTGTTTTAATGTTTTGCGCGGAGAGCGCATTAACGGTCTGCTGATCGGCAACGATGGGTGGACTCTGGTAGTGCGTACTATAGGCGGAAAATTCTTTCGCTTTGACACAGAAAACGACTGCTGTAACACCGTGTGGTTTAACCACATAAACGGAGTCAATGTAGCGTTGGGCGAAGGTACTAGCTTCGATTTGATTCGTGGCGCATTGGTAACAGGCGTTGAGGACAAAGGCTGGGGCGAAAATCGCGAGGACGAAGACGGTTGGGAAGTTGTACAAGACGGCTTCTGGACCTTACGCACTGATCGCGGGTATATAGATATCGAAGTGCGTAATAGCCACAACGGTTACTACGGCGGATCGGTGACTTTCAACGAAAGTACTGACATCGGCGAGATCGAAGACCTGCGTGAGATTACAGAAGATTTTTAATCTATGGAGTCGTTAGTTTAGTGGTAAAACCGCGGGTTGTGATTCCGCTATCACGGGTTCGATTCCCGTACTTCTCCCCAAACATGCCCCTGTAGTTTAGTGGTAAAACTCCGAGCTTATACCTCGGCTATGGCGCCAGATTAGCGCATGTCCCAGGTTCGAATCCTGGCGGGGGTACCAAATTGATCGGGAATGGTGTAATGGTAACACAACAGACTTTGACTCTGTCGTTCTAGGTTCGAGCCCTAGTTCCCGTGCCAAATATGCGAGTATAGCTCAGTCGGTAGAGCAGTAGACTTTTAATCTATTGGTCCGGGGTTCGAATCCCCGTGCTCGTACCATTTATGTGGTTTAAATGTGGATTGTTTCTTAAACAAGATACTGTCTGTTTTAAACTTATTAGGTAAACACCAAGACCCCATAGGACTATAGGGTTGACTACTTAGCTGTTTATATAGCGGTATTAATGCATTTTTGTAGTTAGGTTGTTTCATGCAAATATTTATTGGTAATGTAGCATAACGGTAGTGCAACACCTTCATACGGTGCGCTGTGAGAGTTCGATTCCCTCCATTACCACCATTATTTTAGTCGCTTATGTCTGCGACGTTCTATTTGTTTCTCGAGTGTGCGTTTTAAGGTATAGTAAACTTGACTGTCATCATTGGCAATTCGTGCTAACATACCTATTAGATAACCCAATTCATAGATTACTTTCTCGTGAGAATTTTCATACTTTTTATCAATATTAGCAAGTATTTGTTGAATTAATTCTATATTCCGTTGGACACTCATTTATGTATTTAATGCCTCCGTAGCTCAGTGGGAGAGCAATCGCTTGATAAGCGATAGGTCGGTGGATCGTTCCCACCCGGCGGCACCAAGTTTTGGGATAGACGATAGGTTTGAGTCCCTGCCAGTCTAGGTACAGTGGGGTTGACTGTACTGACACTATAGTATGACTGACGCCGGTAGTTAAACTTGCCTATTCGAGACAATCTAGCGAGTCCTCCCAGGAGGATAGTTAGGCGCCCGACTTTTAGCTCTTGTAGTTAAATGGCATAACACATCCATGGTAAGGATGGATCAATAGTTCGATTCTATTCTAGAGCACCAAATAAGCCCTGCTAGTTAAGTGGCATAACACCTGTTTTGTAATCAGGGATTGGCAGTTCGATTCTGTCGCGGGGCACCAGATACGTATATAAATACTAGTATCAAATTTATGCGGGTATGATGTAAAGGTAACCTGAAACCTTGCCAAGGTTTATTTGCGAGTTCGATTCTCGCTACCCGCTCCAAATACAAGGACTAAAATGGATAGACCAGCAAAGCTGTTTTGGAGTAGAGACGAAATTCCTGTAGCAGAATATTTAATGAGTCACAAACAAGCACTCATTGATGAATTCCTAGAAGGACATAAGTCATTGCGAGCCGCAGTAAGAGCTCAAACTAGACCAGTTTTAGATTGGAGATATTTAGGTATTCCCTTAGAGGAATCATCTAAGTATGTAGAACGTATAGATCACAACGGCGACTTTTCAGTTGACGTAAACGGCTGGCGCGGAATTAGATTTAGATACGAGCGCCACGATAACATCAACATCAGTTATACCATCAGCGACGAAGAAGCACGTAAGTTTCCCACAGCGACTAAAATAGTCAAACACTTTGGTGATGCTTGTGTGTTTTGTACCTATAGCGTACTAGAACCGCAGACAGTTTTAAAACGTCACACAGGACCTGAAAACAGAGAAGGCAAACAAATCAGAATTCACATGCCTTTGATTATCCCCAAAGGTGATATCTTCTTTGAATGTTTTGATGAAGTAATTACATGGGACGACTTGTGGGGATTTAATAATCAAATTGCTCATAGTGCTCATAACTATACAGACGAATACAGATTAATTTTTCTAATAGATTTAGACCGAGCTTCTATTGGAATGGAACAAGGCGATCCTTACGATCCACGCTACGATTATGTTGCGCTAGGTGATTATGTACGCCCCCCTAAAGAATAATGCATCCTTAGCTCAGTTGGTAGAGCGTCGCCCTTACAAGGCGAATGTCGGCGGTTCGAACCCGTCAGGATGTACCAGTTTCGGTCCTTAGTTCAATGGATAGAATGCCATGCTTCGAACTTGGAGATGTGGGTTCGATTCCTGCAGGACCGGCCAATGTATAATATGCAATACAGTTATCCAATACCATTAAAATCGTATAAGTTGTTGTCTGCCTTTACAGAAAAATACATGGCAGAACATAATGCGGCTCCTATATACATGATTAAAGTGGGTATACCGGATAACATTAAACAAATATTAGACAATGATCTAGCAAGACTTGGATTAAGCTCTAGTGTTGGTCATGTTGCATTTAAACGTGATACAGAACTTGAATACGATAAATTAAAGTTTACTCATGTAGACTATGATGAGCAGGCAGATGCAGTAACTAATGTATCTATTATTATACCTGTAAAAAATTGTGAGAATACAGCAATGTATTGGGCCAGCGGAGATTATCAGTTGCTTAAAACCTACGACAGGTTTGGCAATTCTAAAATGGAAGTAGCTTGGAACAGTCCCGGTACAGTAGTACACGAAGAAGAAATCACCGTTCCTACTCTAGTGCGAGTGAATATTCCGCACGGTGCATACAGTAGACAGGATGGATCTTACAGAATGATTTTAAGTGTTAGATTAAAGAATAACGAAACATTCGAAGAAGTGGTTGAAAAAATTCAAAATTATGTTGACACATAAGTAAACATATATTACAATAAAAATATGCGGGGTTCGTATAGTGGTAATACCTTAGCCTTCCAAGCTAATGCTGAGAGTTCGATTCTCTTACCCCGCTCCAAATTTGCCCCGGTGGTGGAATGGTAGACACGCTGGTCTTAGAAGCCAGTGTCGCGAGGCGTGAGAGTTCGAGTCTCTCCTGGGGCACCATATATCTTTTTATTAAAACTAGTTAGGTATAAATATTTAAAAGCATATCAAGCTACTGTTTTACATTTAATAAAATACCACAAACAAGTACACTAATGCAAGTTGCAAGGAGTACAAAAAAAATATGAGTCCAGATTTTGAACATTTTTTCTGGGGAAACCCAGGAGAAGTTGAATCCACCTTTATGATAATTGATAGTCTTGAAAATAGATTTTTAATGCAATCCTATGATCATGACTTATTGTACAAACTGACCAGGATAGTATCATCTAAAGTAATGTTGCATGTATTAGATTTAACTCATACAAATATTTCTCCAACGGAATCTGTCACGGATAATAGCGTAATTGAAAACTGGGGATTAGAAAAAATACCTCCTGCATTGTTTAACACAGCACCACAATTTTATAATGGCCCAAAAAAAGACAGAACAATCACAGGCCAAGAACCACTGAAACTAATTCAGCACTCAACGCCCATGGCAGATTACATGGTAGATTTGCAAAAGCAACTATTTCTTTATGCTAGAATATTAAATCTAATGGCCGGGATCGGCCATAGGGATAATAATCATACATTTTATTCTAAGATTATAGATTACCAACCAACATATGACTACTTAAAAAATATATTAAACTTGTCTGAGTCATATGAGCATTGTTGTGAATTATTGCGTAACACTAATAAAGTAGCCGATGATCTCGTTGTGGGCAGTCATATGTTAGTTATATTGTCAAACCTTGGAATGTATTATGAATAATTTATTATACCTAGATCACGACGTACTGTTTTTTCTTGACCCAGATTTAATCAACAATAAAAAATATCCTGAATATTTTTGTGATTTTAAAGTAAAAAACAAGTATTTTAACATTTATAATGAATATAGAAAATCTAGAATCGACTACGAAACATTCCCAACTCCGTGGACATTAGAACCCACACAATTTCCTATTCCAAAATTACCGACAACAAAAATTAATTTTAACGACACAGTTGATGAATCGATAATATCTGTAGCCAAGCAAATAGATCAAGGACGAACAGCATACCTATTCTGGTCCGGCGGTATTGACAGCACGATGATTGCCGTGGCGTTATTTAAAAATTTAACTGCCAGTCAATTAACTCAAGTTTGCTTTATAATGGGCCCCGAAAGTATAGATGAAAACCCGCAGTTTTACGACAAATACATTAAAAATTATAAACATATAAATCTAAACTGGTTTGAGATACCCGATTTTATAGCAGGATTGGATTTAACAAAAACACTATTATTAAATGGTGAAGGAGCAGACTATCTAATAGGCCACTCTATGGCCTATAATATATTTTATCAAAACCCAAGTGCTGTGATGCAACCTTGGACACAGTACATAGATCTTATTAAAACAAATTTTTCCGACAATAACATTGCAGTTGAATATCACGATAGCACGTTAGATATAATAGTCACAACTGCTAAATTAGCAGGAAAAGAATTAAATACCATTTATGATTTTTACTGGTGGGCATGTTATAATTTTAGATTTGATTCGGTTTTATTTAGGAATTGCCCGTTTATTGGTGAAAAAATAGAGTCCGATCAAGACTTTGCCTATCTAGTTAAAAATTGTTATTTTAATCTATATGCTGACCCAAAGATTCAGCAATGGACAATGTCGGCTGATATAACTGAAAAATTAGACTTTAACAAAAAATTAGTTAAACTCTCATATAAGAAATACATTTATGAATTTGACAAAAATGAATTGTATTTTATGAAAAAGAAAAAGAGATTCTCTTGGACACCTACTAGAGGAGGACAAGTATCCTTAACAAAATATTTTGCATTTGATAATAACTATCGACGATACAGCATATTTGATAGGTCAGTTAGACAACAACTCAAGCAGATTTTTTACTAACAGGATACAATATATTAAAGATAGAGATTGCAACTCTATCACCGTTAAGGTTGAGTACTTCGTGCGGAGCCCCGGTGTTTAATGAAAACCATTGATGCTGTGGCACACAAATTTCATCTACTACAACGCCTTCTTTTTGCCAGCGTGTTATAGGTCCCGATTCTGACAATAGATAGATTATATTTTCTGTTCTTCTTATATCTGTATGTACCGGAATTGAGTTTACATTGCAAAATCTTTGCAGGACTATTTGAGAATATCCATCGATTGGTAAATTTTCTTTACACCACGTTAAAATAGAGCTTGGGACCGTATAATGAAGGTAGGTTGACCCCCATGCACCAATTGGCTTCGGATTTTTTTGAGTGTTGATTGTTGACAATAATTCGGCATGTTGCTGGTCGTTCAGCACTGGCCAATCTAATTTTTTGTAGTACATAGGCTACAATATTTAGTTTGGTGTAAGTTGACTAATAAAGAAATCATTATTATAATACATAATTGGCTCGGTAGTTCAGTCTGGCAGAACGTTGGTCTCCAAAACCAAATGTCGGAGGTTCAAATCCTTCCCGGGTCGCCATTTAACAAAGAAAGGAGCGATATATGCCTAGCGTATTTTTAGTCAGTGACACGCACTTCGGTCATGCTGGTGTGTGTCGCTTTACCCGTAACGATGGTGTTACAAAACTTCGTCCCTGGACCGATCCTGATGAAATGGACGAAGCTATGGTTCGGGCCTGGAACGAACGTGTCAAGCCTAACGACAAGGTGTACCATTTGGGCGATGTTGTTATCAATCGTCGAGCATTGAAAACGCTCGCTCGCTTGAACGGGGACAAGGTCTTGATTCGCGGTAACCACGACATCTTTAGAGATGACGACTATCGCGAATACTTCCGTGAGCTTCGTGCATACCATGTCATGAACGGAATGATCTTGAGTCATATCCCGGTCCATGCAGAAAGTTTGGGACGGTTTGGCGTAAACATTCACGGACACTTGCATGCCAATCGCGTAATGAAAGCTCGTGGTGTACACGCCGATACTGGAGAAGTTATCTACAGCAACTACATTGATCCTCGTTATCATTGTGTTTGCGTGGAGCAAACCCCAGACTTTGCACCTATCTTGTTTGAAGATGTTATAAAACGCATCGAAGCAGAAGGTGGAAGCATAGGCTTTCGTAACGGTAATGGCCCTACAATGTAGATGATATGAACCCTTGCCCCAGTTCTGCCAGCAACGGGGTATCCTAATTTCGCTGACCCACCTCCGCCTAGGTTGAGAACCAGCGTCCGCGATACACGAAATGTGGGATGGGCTGTGTATCCGGGGTTTGATAGTTTTCCTGACACAAGAAAAACTATCATCATATATAGTATTATGTTAAAATATGTACCAGTTCCTGTTGCCGATCATGACGCTATACTTGGCGCAGACTTCAATAAGAAGTTTGCAAAAGAAATGCACGACTACTATGCACCTTTTGTAAAAAAGAAACGCAAAGTTCAATTGGCAAAAGAAACATGGGAATACGCTGTGGCAGACAGTATTCCTGGTGCAAAACATGCAGGGTCGGGCAACAGCATGGTTGATGTAACTACAACGACGGCCAATGTTGACGTTAAAGGTCTAAGTATAACCAGCTTAGACAAAGGGCTAACAACAGAAGCCAGTTTCTTACAGAACTTAAAAAAAGGCAGTGACAATGTCAATGAGTTATTTGAAAGTAGCAACTTTCAAGGACTCAAAGAAATGTTTGTTGATGCGTGGCTATCTAAAGCTAAGATTGCCGGTAATGTTTATCTGTTTGTTGTTGTAAGAGAATCAAAAACAAAACGAGTTAATTACTGTTTGTTTAAGACAGCTGAAAATGAATTATCTGACATAGACGTAGCACAAGGGATGTCTTTACGTGGTGGACGTGGTGTAAATGTTCCGTTGATAGATTCTCAGTTTGGTAATACATATATCTGTATTTCTAAGCGAAGATTAGAAATACGTCTAAACCCTGCAAATCTTTCTGATTACTTGGTATACAGTCATACAATTTATGGAAAATAACTTTTATAGAACAGTTAACATAGAGGAAGACTGGGCTCCTAGATTCAATGTGGATTGGGACAGTATACGAGACCCAGATCCAAAGAAGCCTCCGTTTGAAAAGCACTTTACTAATATCAACGAAGTCATCCCCGAATACATTGTAACAAGGTTAAAGGATGTGGGGCTAACTTTACGCACAGCAAGAATTTTCAGTTGGCCAAGATCTAAAGTTGGTGTGTGGCACTTAGATGGTCGTAGATTTACAGAACAAACAGCAATGAATTTTGTACTAGCTGGTGCAGGAAGCAAGATGCAATGGACCGACGCTAAATTACCTACTAGAAGATATTTTGAAAACTGGGAGGGCGGTAAGCCTTCTTCTACAGACAATATAATTGCAGAAACGTCAGGTAACAAAATATTTGTAAACATTGGAATTAACCACCGAGTGGTAACCGAATCAGAAGGTAGGATAACATTAAGTTTACTCTGGAAAGAAAGTTGTAATTACCCGTTTGACCAAATGGTAGTAAGACTGACTGATGCAGGATTTCTTACAGCAACAAATGGTTGATAAAGAATTTGCTTTTTATTGAAGTACTGTGTATAATACAACTTGTAATTAAGGATGTGTGCGAAAGAAGCTAGACTGGCATCCTAACTGTTGAGGAAGAACTGCCCCCTGGACCGCTACAAACCCACTTAGTAATAAGTGAAGGATGGATCCGAGTAGTCACCGGAATGAGTATGTCGCAGGGTAGGGACGCTATTGTGAACCCTATTAAACACATAACAGTATCCTTAATTACAATTTGTTCTTTAAAAATTTGAGTATTCGGTTTGGCAACCTTCTGATACCAGTGGTAGTCTTAGTAATAATAGTCGCAGTTCCACAGTTCGCCCTAAACCACCAAAATATCGGCGACTGCCGAGGCGGCAAAAGCATGTTAAAGTTATGAACCAGGTTAGAGTCCATGCAAATACACAATCAGCACTTGCTGTGATGTGAATTTAATGATTGTGTTAGCATTAGCGCATTGATCAGCGCAAGCCAGATGGTCCACGGTTGGAAAGCAGAATTTAGAATACTCAAATTTTTACAGAACAGGCCCGAGTGGTGGAATGGTAGACACAGGAGACTTAAAATCTCCCGCTGAATAGGCGTGCCGGTTCGAGTCCGGCCTCGGGTACCACAATAGGAGCAGTGATGAAAATTACAGAAGACCAATTTCGATTCGAGTGGTTCTCTGGAACGGGTAAAGGGGGACAGCATCGCAACAAGCATCAAAATTGTTGTCGCTGTATTCACGAGCCTACTGGAATCTCTGCCAATGGCACTGGTAGTCGCAGTAGAGAAGATAATAAAAGATCTGCATACATCACTTGTTTGAGTCGAATACAAGCACATTTTCACCGAGACAAAGAACGTAATCTTGCCGGGAATGAACGTATCCGAACATACCACGAGCCCGACAATAGAGTGTTGGATCACGCCAGCGGGTACACAGATACCTATACCAATGTTGTGATTAAAGGTAACATTGATGAGATGGTTACCGCAAGAGCCAGGGTAGCACGTTAATGAGCTGGATACTAAATCAGTTAAAAGACAATAAGTTCTGGACTTGGAGAGCTGACATGTTTAGCTCAGAAGAGCTTGATCGTATTGTCGCTACCGGACAAGATTTATCAGCACAACAGGGCGTAGCACTAGGCACTGATCCAGACTATCGCCGCAGTAAAATTGCTTGGCTCAATGCTATAGAAGAACATGCATGGATATATAACACCCTAACATGGAACGTACAGACTGTAAATAAAGATTATTTTGAATACAACCTAACACACATAGAACCTTTACAATTTACCGAATACGACAGTACATACAAAGGTCACTATGACAAGCATCTTGACATTGGCCGTAACATGGGCGGTAGCCGTAAGTTAAGTTTTATTTTGCAATTAAGCGATCCTGCCGAATACGAGGGTGGAGAAGTACGATTACACTATACTAGCGAACCGCTGGTGTTGCCACGAGAACGTGGCAAACTGATATTCTTTCCTAGTTGGGCATTACATGATGTTACGCCAGTGACTAGAGGTATTAGACGCAGTCTCGTAGGTTGGGTAGCAGGACCAAAATTTCAATAGGAGAATGTATGCTTGATTGTTTGATAGTAGGTGATAGTATTGCAGTAGGCACACAGCATTTTAAACCCGAATGTAGAGCCATTGCTAAGGGTGGTATTAATAGCTTTCAATGGAATAAAAAGAACGGTAACCAAAGTCTTGGGGCTAAGGTTGTTGTTATAAGCCTAGGTTCAAACGATCATGAAGGTGTGCGGACACTTTGGGAATTGCAACAAATACGAAGTAGAGTCCATGCAGATCGTGTTTATTGGATCATGCCGGCAATCAAACCCAACATACAAAATATGGTTAAACTTGTGGCAGAAGATTACGGAGATATGGTGCTACCTATCAACAGATTACAACCGGATAAAGTACATCCGAGTTGGGCAGGATATCGAGAGCTGGCCGAACAGATAAAGTAAATAGAATTATGCCGGATTAGCTCAGGGGTAGAGCAACCGCCTTGTAAGCGGTAGGTCGTCAGTTCAAATCCGACATCCGGCACCACATACATGAAAACAAAATTTATAAAAGCACACATGAAAACAGCTCGTGTTTATGCCGAGCTAAGTCCTGCAAAAAGACTTCACGTGGGAGCCATTGTGGTTAAAGATGATCGTATCATCAGTATCGGCTATAACGGTATGCCAGTTGGATGGGATAACGAGTGCGAATATAAAGAATACATGGGGTTTGATGCAGGGGGTTGGCTTAATCCTGATGAAATATATGAACGCTGGCCCAACGAAGAATACGATCCAGACATACAAAGCAATCGTCGTTATAGATTAGTAACCAAAGACGAGGTCTTACATGCAGAATCAAATGCTATTGCAAAACTGGCGAAGTCTAGTGAGTCTGGCCTTGGGGCTGATTTATTTGTTACTCACGCTCCTTGTATCCATTGTGCCAAGCTCATTCTTCAGTCAGGTATTAGTCGTGTTTGGTATAGTGAAGACTATAGAAATGATGCGGGGCTTGAATTCCTAGCTAAGTCTGGGGTAACAGTAACCAAGGTAGACGACAATGAATGATTTTGCAGAATTAGTTGGAACAGAGTTAGGTAAAAGCCAATGGGTAATGATTACACAAGACATGGTTGATCGTTTTGCCCAACTCACTGGAGACAATCAGTGGATTCACGTCGATGTTGATCGAGCCAGGCAGTATATGCCTGCTACAGGTACAATCGTACACGGATACTTTACACTTAGTTTAGTTTCGCAGATGATGGCTCAGGTAGTTGTACTGCCAGAGTCTATAAAGAGTAGGCTACGCTCTACCATCAACTATGGACTAAACACATTGCGTTTTACTAACACAGTACCGGTTGGTAGTAGAGTTAGGGGTGTGATTAGTTTGGCGGCAGTCGAAGAAACCAAAAAAGGTCTGCAAGTTACATATGGCGTAACAGTAGAAATCGAAGGGCAAGATCGCCCCGCACTTGTTTCGGAAAATTTGGTACTTTATATTTTAGGTTAAACATCAGCCCGCTTTGGCGGGCTTTTTCTTGACTAAAATTTCTTAGTATGCTATTATGTCTGTTCAACTACTTGTGAGGTACTTATGTTTGAATCAATTGAAATCCGCAAAGCCGCCAATGGCTTTATCTTGGTTGTAACCACCGAAGACGAAACTCGAGAGTATGTCTACGATACCAGTCGTAAGGCCATGCGTGTTATTAAAGAATATTTGGAGTCTGGCTCAAAAGCTGAGTGATAAGTAGTAGTAAAAGGATTTTCTGTGGCTTCTTTCCCCACCCTTGAACTTACTACTATGATTGGTTGCCCATTAATGTGCAACTACTGTCCACAGGACAACCTTCGTGACGCTTATGGCACTGATGTCAAGTATATGACATTGGAAACATTTGTAGAAGCATTGGATCACATACCGCCAGAAACTCGTCTTGACTTTTCGGGCATGGCTGAACCTTGGGTTAATCCCGCCTGCACAGACATGTTTGAATTAGCACTCAAACGTGGATTCCGTGTGGCAGTATATACTACACTATATAACTGGGACCGTGCTACCACTGATCGTGTGGCTGACTTGATGGTTGAATACGCTGATCAATTTGACACATTCAGTGTACACTATCCTGACGTTAACGGCAACATGAAGGGTTGGAAGTACAACGAAGATTGGGAATATGCGCTACACGTGGTGCAAGGTGTTTGCCATCATGCTGGTATAAAATCCGAAGGCATGACCATGAGTGATCAAGGTCAAGTACACCAAGACCTACAACACCTGGGTATTCGTTTATGGAACTGGATTGGTCACGATCGTGCTGGCAGTTTGCCTGTTGAGCAAGTGAAAGAACAGCCCATTCAAATAGCACCAAAGCACAGTAAACCAATCAAGTGCGGTAAGACTAACAAGTACGATCAAAACGTTTTACTACCCAATGGTGATGTTGTGTTGTGCTGTATGGACTATGACTGCAAGCATGTACTAGGCAATATTAAAAATAACACCATAGAAGAAATCAGACAAGGGCCTGAGTTTCGGGCATTGCTTGTTGAAAATGCTCGATCGGAATTTTCAACTAATAGCCTATGCAGAACCTGCACTGATGCAGTACCTCGATGAAGATATACGACTGTTTTACATTTTACAACGAGTTTGAATTACTTGAGCTTAGACTGGCACAACACTGGGACCATGTAGACCAGTTTGTGATTGTGGAAGCTGACCATACATTTCAAAACCAACCCAAGCCGTTCTTACTCAAAGACAACTGGCAACGGTTTGCCAAGTGGCATAGCAAGATGCGCTTGGTTACCGTTGAGTCCAGTCTCAACAGAGATCCGTGGGCAAACGAACGCAACCAACGCGAAGCGATACTAACAGGCCTGACAGATGCACAGCCCGAAGACATGATCATTGTGGGCGATGTAGATGAAGTATTGCGAGCCAACACACTTCGGATTGTACGACAAGGCGGCTACAAGATGCTAGGCTTTCGTATGCCACTGTTT